CTCCCCTAAGAGTTTTCTGGTGAATAAGATTAGATATCTTTTGGATTTTAGTTCCTAATGTTTGGAACCACTGTCCTTGTGAATTATAGAATCCTAAGTTAGTTTCAGTACCTGCAGCATCTTGAGCAACTGAAATGTTGTTCTTAGCTGACCAGTTTTCTGTAGTAGCAGCTGATTCAATTAACATATCAAGAATTTCTAAGTCAATTTCTAATGAAATGTACTCACTCATAATTGAAGTTAATTCAGCTTCAGCATCTAGAGAATGGTAAGCATTTAAATCTTGAGCGAACTCAGGAGTCCAAACAGCTCTCAGTTTTCTAGTTTTTGCTACAATAGCCTCACTTGTCATTTTAACATTAACTTGTGGAATATTAATTGTAGTGTTATTAGCATTTAGGTTAGTATTTCCATCTTCAAAATCACCTCTGTTGTTATCAGTTGGTTGTTGAGAATATGAAACTTTACCTACAAAGTTAGCATCTCCATTTGCTAGTGTTAAAGCACCTAATGAACCTGAAGCTACTACAAATGATACACCTGTAATAGCGCCATTTGCATCAACTACATTTCTAGTAAATGCTGGTAATCCTATAGCTACATCAGCTCCTGCTACTGCAGATCTAGAGTAAATAGTAAATGATCTTACTGCTTCCATATCAGCATTTCCGTTTGTAGTAAACTGAGCAACTGGCATTGTTAATACATTATAACTAGTAAATCCGTTACCGAAATTAATAGTTTGTCCTGCGGCACTTGGATCTGCTGAACCTGATGAATATAATCCATCGTAATTTAGGTCAGACCAAGAAGCTGAAGTAAGTGTAGCAGTTGCAAAAGCACCTGTTAAGTTACTTGAGTATGAAAATCTACCAGCACCATATAAACCACCTGTGTTTGTGTTACCAAATCCAGCTGGAGGTCCTGCAGGTTCTCTTGTACCGTACATAGAGCCATTTAAGGCAAAAGGATCTTTTGCAGTTCCATATTGGAAATCCAAAAAGAATACTAGACCAGAAGGTAAGTTCATTGGTTGAACCGAAACAAATTCCTTTGCTGCGATTTGTCCAAATACTTTTCTTACTAATGGTAAAGCTACTCCTGCCCATTGTGCACCTCTACCTGGAGTAAAAGTACCTGAGTTAGCACCTCCACCTGTATTCGAAGTTTCAGTTACTAATTGTTTAGCCTGATTTTCAAGTAACATTGACATATTGTTACTTTCTTGATCAGATAAACCTTCAAGTAAGCCTGTTTTAGCCCACTTGGACGATAGTCTTGCCGCATCACTTTGTAGTGATTTGTAAGGACTAGCGCTTTCTAATAAAGAGTTTAATTGTGACATTTTTATTTTTTTTAGTCGTTAATAATTAGTTCTTAAATTATACCAGCTAGTTTTTTAAATCTATCTACCATTTCATTAGATTCAACAATTGGTTTAGCATTTACTTTCTTTGGACCCATACCAGTTGATTTTGAAGCCATCCCTAAATTTTCATTCATTGATCTTTTTACTTTTTTAGTTTCTAATCCATCTTTCAATGTTTCATAAACTAATTTAGCTTCTTTTACTGATTCTGCTTTGTCAAAAGTAGTTAATACTTTAACTTTGTTGTCTTCACTTAAGTTTTTAGATTTAAAAATCTTATTAGTATATAATAATTTTGCATTTAGTAAATTAATTTCATTTAACTCGTTTTTAAGAGTTTTAACAGCAGCATAAGCTTCTTTTAATTCCTCATCTTTTTCTTCAAGTTTAATTTTATCAATTTGCTTTTTAGCATCTGCTTTAGCGTCTTTGATACCGTCTTTGTATCCTTCTTCTTCAGCATCTGTTCTTTTGTCTTCATCAATAGTTATGTCTTCGTCTATTTCAACTTCAACATCATTATCAACTTCAACTTCATCTTCAAATTCATCACCTGCTTCAATTTCTCCAGCAGCGACCATATCTGAGATTACATCTTCGATAAAGGATTTTAGATCTTCATCTGTCATGTCTTCTAAGTCAATTTCCTCAGCGTCAAG